AACCTCCAAATCGCCGTCTACGGCTACCGTGATTGACATGAATCCTGAGATCACAGTCCACTACACAGATACCGACGAGACAATCGTTCGCGAGATGACCGACGAGGAAGCCGCGACAGTAAAGCCAGACGGCCCGAACGGATGGGACGGATCGTACCCATCTACCAAGCCATGAGATCCGCCGCTGTCCTCGTCGTCCTCCTCGGCGCCGTCGCCATCTGGATCGTCGCCGGATGCTCCGACCGCACCCGCGACAACTGCCAGACCCTCCCGACCGCCCCTCGATGCGACACCAGCAACGGAGCCACCACCCCATGAAGCGCTATACGAACTCTGAAATCAAGGCCCGACTAATCCTCGCCATCGGGATCTGCCTCGGCTTGACGTTCATGATGTCCGTCGGCGCCCTCCTCTACGGTCTGCTATTCGTCGTTCAGCCCCTCGACGTCTCACCGAACGACGAGAGCGCCTGGGCGACCTTAAACCCGCTCGTCCTGTTCATGACTGGCGCCCTGTCCGGCGTCCTGGCATCGAACGGACTTAAAGACAAAGACAAACCGGAGGACCACTCATGATCTCGACGCGAACGACCGTCACCACGACTGCTGTCAAGATCGTCGCAGCTGCGGTCAATGAGCCTCGGACTATCGTCCTGCGGCCCGACGGGAACGACATTCATGTCGGCGGTTCGGACGTCACCACGACGTCGGGAATCAAGATCGACAACAACACGAATTTCACGGTCGAGATCCCGCCGAACGAGGAGCTATGGGCGATCGTCCCGTCCGGTACTCATGGCGTCTGGGTGCTCACCTGGCCCGTGGAGACCGTATGACCGTCGCGTCATCGTTCGTTTCCTGGAACCGAGGTCGGACCCCTGGCGCCCCGTTCACGAAAGCGTCGCCGAACCTGCTCCTGCTCTCCGCCGAGCTTCGCGCCCGCTGGAACCTGAAGAACCTCGGCTGTTACGTCGTCCGTCCGGTTCGCGGTGGGACCTCCTGGTCAAGTCACGCCTTCGGCGCAGCTGTCGATCTCGGGTACGGCGAGCGTCACGGCGGACCTGGGCTCGCGGTCGTCGAGGCCGATGTTCTGCCCTGGCTGATCGAGAACTCCGCCGAGCTCGGAATCCAGCGGATCCACCTGTACCAGAGGACCCGCTACTGGGAGGCCGGTCGAGGCTGGGTCGACAAGAGCCCTGGCGCCGGTAACGACTGGATCCACGTCGAAACCCATCCCGACCGCTGGGCAGACATCACCCCGATCGCCCAGAGGCTCTCAGAAGGCTCTCAGAGCGCCTCCAGCGTCCCGCAGGCTCCATCGGCGCCTAAGTACCCTGGACGTCCTCTGAAGCGAGGCTCGACCGGTCAGGCGGTGAAGGAGATCCAGCGGGCGCTCGGCCTCGCCGACGACGGGAAGTACGGTCCGCAGACCGAAGCCGGCGTTCGCGCATGGCAGACCGAGCAGAAACTCACCGCGGACGGCATCGTCGGGCCGGTCACCTGGAAGGCTCTCTTCGCCTGATCCACCACCTCCCGACACCGATCCGGTAGACCGTCGGCACCAACAGCCGACCCTGGAGGAAACATGAATACAAGAATCCCGCAGCTGCTCGTCATCGCCGGAATGGCCCTGATGACACTGATCGCCGGAAACGAGATCATCCATCGGATGGTCGAAGACGGCCCGCAGACGGCGCCCGCCGTCGTCACCGAACCCACTCCCCGAACCGTCGTCATCACGCCGGTCCCCAGCACCCCAACCACCACCACCACCACCACCACGACGATCGCGGCTACCACCACCACCGCTCACGATGCGCTCCAGGCGGACCTCGCGGTCCCGATCCTCGACCCGTCGGTTCCATGCCAGGAATGGGCGTCGCTCGCGCTTGATGTCGGCTGGCCCGTGGAGGAGCTGGAGAACCTGCTCTATGAGATCTGGAGCGAGTCCCGCTGTCAGCCTCATCTCATTAACAAGACATCGCCCGATCACGGTCTGCTACAGATCAACCGCGTCTGGCGCGACGAGTTCGAGCGCTACTTCGGCCCCTGGGAGAACGTCCTCGACCCCCGTCTGAATCTCGCGATGGGTTTAGAAATCTGGCGCTGGCACGACATACACCGCGGCTGCGGATGGGAACCCTGGTCGCGCCCGTGCTGAACATTCTTCAGCCCGAATGGATGACACGGGCGGACTGCCAGACCCTCCCGACCGAGATCTTCTTCCCTCAGCCAGGCCGCCTCGGCGCCCAGCAGGCGAAGCAGGCGATCAAGGTCTGTCGAGCCTGTCCGGTCCGCGAAGCCTGTCTCGCCTATGCGATGACCTTCCCCGACCGGTCCCTGCCTGGCATCTGGGGAGGGACTACCGAACGAGAACGATCGCGCCTCCACCATGTTGCTACACCCATCCGCTACCGTCTCGGGAAACCCGACTAGGAAGGATAATCCGATGACCGACCCCATCGACCCAGACACCGAGCTCATGAATCGCGCCTCCGAGGTGATCCTGTCGCTCTCGCGCCTCGTGGAGCAGCTTCGCCAGGATCGCGCAGAGCTACGACGCGCCCTCTACGAAACGGCCTACTGCCTGACGTCTCTCGATGTCGTCCCGTCCGCCATGACGAAGACGACCGCCGACACGCTCGTCCGCCTGAACCTGGGAGGCTTTAATGATTGACAGGACCGAGATCGCGAAGCCCACCGCGGGCGCCTGCTGTCGCTGTGGAGCACCGCTCGCCGGAGAGCAGATCTTCCACTTCTCGCCGTCCTCCTGGGCGGTCTGGTGCTTCCCCTGCTACAAAGCCGAACACTTTCAGAACCTGGTTCGCATCCAGGAACGAGCAGAGGAGCGTCGCCGTGGGATTTGATCTGTCCGCCTATGCGACCGTCGAGGAGCGTCTGGCCCTATTCTGGGCCGCGCATCCCGAGGGACGTATCTTCACCGAGCTCGTCAAGCTCACCGACACGACCGTCCTGTTCCGCGCCGACGTCTACCGGCATCGAGACGACCCGAACCCGACCGCGACCGGCTACGCCCACGAGGAGAAGACCGATCGCGGCGTGAACGCGACAAGCCATGTCGAAGTGTGCGAGACGAGCGCCGTAGGACGCGCCCTGGCTAACTGGACGTTCCAGGCGTCTAAGCGTCCGTCTCGCGAGGAGATGGAGAAGGTCGTTCGTATGGGCCATGCGCCCGCCCCGTCCGGCGACGGCCCGTCTGACGCTCAGCTGAAGCTCCTCCGCGCTCTGAAGTATCAGGGCGACCCGAGAGCGCTCTCCAAGCGTGAAGCGTCCGCCGAGATCGACCGCCTGAAGCAGGCCCAGACCGAGGATCCGTTCTGATGCGCGTCGAGCTAACCCGCGACGACTACGAGTTCGCGATCGAGGAAGCTCACGATCAGCGTCGTCGGGCGCTAGAGAACGGGCGTCAGCACTTCGGGAAGCAGGGCGCCTCCGAGGACGATCAGCTGCGTTGGCATCTGCTGGGCATGCTCGGAGAGATCGCTGTCTCTCGCGTCACCGGACATCCGGTCACCTCCCATCGCATCTATGACCCTCGGGCGACCGATGTCGGCCCATACCAGGTGAAGTCCACGACAAAGAATCGGAACCTGATCGTCGCCGAACGCGATCAGAAGCTCGGTCATAAGCCCTTGACGCCGTACATCCTCTGTTGGGTCGGCATGGATCCTCGGGTCGTCACCCTGGTCGGCTGGGCTTCGTTTGCCGAGATCGCGACCGACGAGTACTGGGTCGATTCGTGGCGGAAATGGTTAGTTCCGTTTACTCACCTTCACTCGATCGATGAGCTTCTATGACCGAGAGCGAGTTCCAGAGTCAGGTGATCGAGATCGCCCGCCTCCGCGGATGGAAGGTGGCACACTTCAGGCCCGCCCAGATCCGCCCTGGGCGATGGGCGACACCGATCCAGGGCGACGCAGGCTTTCCCGATCTCGTCCTGTCTCGTGGCATTGACGGCGATCTCATCTTCGCCGAGCTGAAGAAGGAGAAGGGCCGACTGTCCGCCGGTCAGGTCGCCTGGATCCGAACCCTGATCGCAGCTGGAGCCGAGGCTTACGTCTGGTATCCGTCCGACCTTCCCCAGATTATTAACCGACTATCAAGGAGCAGAGCATGAATCATCAATGGCAACAGCCGATCAGACCCCTAGAAGTGAATCCGAACGGACAGCCTGGACTATGGGTCCTCGTCCTGTTCATCAGGCCGCGAACCGGCAACGGCTGGGAAGTCATCAGCGCAGGCGGACATACCTACGACGAGGACGACTCGATGCTCCGCGAGGTGGTCCGATGATCCGCCGGACACCGCGCCCCGAGACGAACTGGACGGTCGTCCGAAACGAGGTGATCGCCGATCCTGAGCTGTCGTTTAAGGCGACGGGCGTCCTGATCTACATCCTCTCGAAACCGGACGACTGGCGGACGTCGACGGCCCATCTCGCGACCGTGAAGAAGGAGGGCCTGGACGCGATCCGGACCGCGTTCGTAGAGCTGCGGCGCCGAGGGTATGTTCGGACGCGCCGATACCAGGATCAGGCCGGACGCTGGCAGTACGAAACCGAAGTCTTTGACACGCCTCAGCCTGTGGGAAACCCTGGGGATTCTGTGGACAGATGTCCACCACCTCAGAGGGATAATCCCCGTGGGGGAAATGCCCCTGTATTACTAAAGACTGAAACACTAAAGACTCCAAGAAAGTTGGCATCTAGTAAGACACCACAGCCCAGGCTGTGTGGACACTGCCACGGACAGGGAAAGACAGTCGACGACGACACCATCGTCACCTGCCCGACCTGTAACGGCGACGGGATCGGCTAATGGCAGGGAACCCCATCTACGGCACCGCCCGCTGGAAGGCAATCAGGAAGCAGGTCATCGAAGCGCAGCCGATCTGCCACTGGTGCCAAGTCAAACCCTCCACCCAGGCCGACCACCTGATCGAGGTCGACCGATGCGACGACCCATTCGACATCACGCTCATCGTCGGCTCCTGCGCCTCCTGTAACGCCTCCCGAGGAGCCCGCTACGTCAACCGAAAGACCGCCCTCCGCATCCAAACGCGAAACGAAAGCTCAGAAAGTTTTCCAAACGCTCAACGATTCAC